TGCTAATTGTCAACCCAACTGATTATTGGTCAAAAGTCTTTCCTGCAAAAACAGTTTTAACTGCTAATGGTGAGTACGTTCAAACACTCCCTGTTCCAGTTTCGGATTTACAATCAGTAGCTGTGCCAGAAGGTAAAGCTGTAATTGGTGTAGCTTCAGACTACTTTATGGGGCTAGGATCAACTCTAAAGATTGAAGCTTCTGACGAGTACCACTTCGTAGAAGACGAACGTGTCTACTTGGCTAAACAATATGCGAATGGTTTGCCAAAACGAAATGATAGTTTCATTGTGTTGGATATTTCTAAATTAGCACCTACGCCGTCAAAATAGTGGCCCCTGAGGTAGGAAAAGTAACTCCTACCACTGATGGGGCGTCAATAGAATTAACGTAAGGAGGAAAAGGAATGGCACGAACATTTGAAATTGACAAAAAAGATGGGACCAAAGTTTCTGAAGGAGCTAGCCCGTTAGCAATTACTGGACTAACAGCAGGAACGGTAGTAAAAAAGGGTGACTATATCGCCGTTGCAGTAGAGTCTGGAAAAAAATCTGATCCCGTTGATATTCCAGCTTTCACGGTCAATTAGTCTTTGAAATTAAGAGGGGGCTAACTTGTGGAAAAAAAGGATATATCTGACGGTCTTATGAGTGAAGTGAAACAAAAGTTGTATATTTCATGGGATGAAGACGATGAACAGATTAAAAACATCATTCTAAGGGCGGCGACCTATATTCAAACAAAAGTATCTGAAACACTGAGCTTTGATCAAGGTACTCCTGAGTATGATTTGTTATTGGAAAGATGCAGGTATGACTGGAATAGTGCATTGGATGAATTCGAAAGGAATTATTCTAGCGAGATCGTCTCATTTATTCAACATTATGCTTTGGTTGACTGGCGTAGAAGACACGGTGTTTTCAATGGTGAATAAACGAATTAGAGAAACCTTTAACGATGGAAATTTATTGGTTAAAACGCAAGTGACGAAGAGAAATGAGATAAAGAAAAAAATTGGGGCTGGCTATGAAAATATAGCTGGTCCTTTACGTTTTAGAAACCTTTCGATTCGTGATAGCGATTTGACCTCAATGGATGCCATGGATTCGAAATTATCCAGAAAAGTAAAGACGCCCTTTCATCCAGTCGTTAAACAATACAACAAAGATAAGTATTTTATCGTGATTGATCAAACGAGGTATAACGCTATTTATGTTGATTACGATAACTACTATCTATATTTCTATTTAGAAAAAGTGGGTGATTTTGTTGAATGATCCTGAGAAAAAGCGATTGAAAAATCAAACAATTGAAAAAATGTCAGTTTTGTCAGAGTATTTCAAGTTGCCGACTTACCAAGATTTTCTAAGTGAAGATGAGAAAAGTGATCTAGGTGATAGTTACGACTATTTCATTTTCGAAGAAGATGAAATCACGATCGTTGACAAGGATAAGTATACAATGGGTCAAAATGTGTACATCACTTTCTATTCTGAAAATAGAGACTACCTAACGGGGGATCAATTGGATGTTATCGCCTTAATGCATAACAACCTTTTCCGATTTAATGGAACCGATGTAAATCATCTGAAATTAGACAACCAGGATCGCTATATCGATCAGGTTGTTTTTTCTTTTGTTCGAATTCTAAGGAGTGGTTGTTAATGTCTAACGGCTGGGAATTAACTCTTCAAGGGCATGATCAATTATTAGCGAAAATGGAAAAATACTCTTCTCAAAGCGAGAAGATAGTCAATCAAGTTTTGAAAGAGAGTGGTTCGAATATCGCTGTTAAAAAAATTGAACAGCGTATCCCAGTCTCAGAAGATCAACTCAGAAGTGGCCGCAAACATGCTAAATTTAGCAATCCACTGAAAGTTGAGCATATTAATTTAGGCTTTATTGTACGACCCAAAAAGAAGTTTGACTATGTTAAATACCCAGACTTAGGGATTGGACATTCCACAAACAATCAGCCTGAAGAGTTTATGAAACGTGGGTTGCAAATCGCGCTTGATCCTATAACCGAAGAGATCGTAAAAGGGTTCGATAAATTAAATGAATAAAGGAGAGAGAATATAACATGGTAAATACGATTGTGACAACATTTGATAATGTAAGTATTAAAAAAATCGCCTTCATGTTTAAAGGTGCAGAGTCAGCAGACGTGACTGATTGTAATGGTCAGTTGGAAGGCGAAACAGAAATGCAAACAATTGAAAAAAAATGCGGGGCGGCGGTCGTGAAGACCAAGTCCAAACCTGTAGGAATGACAGTGACCATTACCGCACATGTACCTGTCGTCGTGTTCCGAAATTTCTATGGCTTAAAACATGATGAACGATTAAAACCGGGCATCTATTCATATGGACCTGATTCAGTAGGTATCGATTTTGCTTTAGCTGCAGAGGTTGTCGACGATTTCGAAGAAAACTCAAAATTATTAGCTTTCTTATCGGCAACATCGAATACGGGTTTAACCTTTACTATCGAAAATGGTGCAGATGAAGTTGCGGCGTTAGAACTAGAAACTAAAATTATGACTGATCAGTTTGGAAAGTATTATCATGAAGCGATTGTTGCTGAATTAGATGAAGACCTAACGGATGCATGGATGAACACGTTGTCGCCTGAAGTGATTAAAAAGGCAGACGCGGGAAAATAACAGCCCCTACTATAGGAAATGTTACTCCTACAGTTGATGGGGCAACCATAGACTTAACTTAAAAGAGAGGGATTCCTCTCTTTTTTTATTTGAAAGGGGAACTATCGATGATTGAAGAATTATTAGAAGATTATTCAAAACTAGAATTAAACAATGGGGAGATTGTAACCCTTGAACCGAAGTTGAATTTAAAAAAATTAATGTTAATCATTCGGGATTTCAATACAAATGAATTTGCGAAAATGTCTGTAGGCAATGAGCAAATGGATGTCAGTGTCATGCAAGGAGCAAAAGCAGTTTATGTGGCCTACAGACAAGCGAATATGAATGAATACATGAGTTTTGATGAATTTATTGATCATTGGTATTTTGATATGGCTCAAGCAACAATGATCTACAATCTCATGATGTTTAAAAAAGTTCAAAATGACTACCAGAAAGCTTTTGAGAAGGCAAATAAAGAAAAAAAGCTTCAAAAATAAAAATGCCAAAATTTCAAGTGAAAACGTGGGTTGATGTCTATTCGATGTTGACGGACGTTTTTTCTTTGTCTCACGAACAGGCTATGAGTAATTTGCCGTTAGACGACATCCTTCAAATTGCATACAACAAGCAGGC